GATGACTGGTAGTTATCATGTAACGCTCTCACGACGTAACATCGCTAACTTCTCTAGTCTCTCCAACTCCTCCCTCAACTATTTTATTGCTCTTGAGCCCTGATTATGAATGATAAATTGTTTCTCTGGGTAGAAAAGTATCGTCCTCAGACTATTGAGGAGTGCATTCTACCAGGAAGCACTAAGGAAATCTTTCAAGGTTTCCTGGATCAAGGTGAGATCCCTAATCTCTTACTCTCAGGGTCTGCTGGTGTTGGTAAAACTACTATCGCCAAGGCACTGTGTAAGGAGTTAGGTGCCGATTGTCTGGTTATCAACGGATCTGACGAAGGTCGTTTCCTCGATACCGTACGTAACCAGGCAAAGGTGTATGCCTCTACAGTCTCTTTGACCTCCACTGCTAAGCATAAGGTCATCATTATTGATGAGGCAGATAACACCACACCTGATGTGCAGATGCTTCTCCGTGCTTGCATTGAGGAGTTTCAAAAGAATTGTAGATTTATCTTTACTTGTAATTACAAGAATAAGATTATCTCTCCTCTACACTCACGGTGCTCTGTTATTGACTTTGCACTTAAGGGTAAGGATAAGCAAGCACTAGCAGGGGCATTCTTCAACCGTGTTAAAACTATCCTAGATAGTGAAGGCGTCAACTATGAGCCAAAGGTTGTCGCTGAGGTGGTCCAGAAACATTTCCCTGACTTCCGTCGCACACTCAATGAGTTGCAACGGTATTCTTCTTCGGGGAAGATTGATACAGGTATCCTTGGTGTCTCCAATGACATCAACATTACCAACCTCGTAGGATATATTCGTAACAAAGAGTTTACCAACATGAAGAAGTGGGTGACTCAGAATATGGACAACGAGCCTATTTCTATTATGAGAAAGATCTACGACAACCTCTACAACCATGTCCAACCAAAGTCAATTCCTGAAGCAGTGCTGGTCATCTCTGAGTATCAGTATAAGTCTGCTTTCGTTGTTGACCAAGAGATCAACATGGTGGCATTCCTAACCGAATTAATGATGAGATGTGAATTCAAATGAATGTAAAACTATTCCGTATGCGGTCTGGCGAAGATGTCGTTGCAGACCTGATCGAAGACACTGAAGATAGTGTCACTTTCTGTAACCCTATTGTCGCTATCCCTAGTGGAGAAGGTAGACTGGGGTTTGCTCCTTGGGCACCACTTCTGAATGGACGTGACGCACCTGTGACTGTCCCCAAAGACTACATTGTCTTTGGTCCTCTTGACACTCAAGAGGCAGTGGTCAAACAGTTTGAGCAAATGTTTAGTATCATTGAAACTCCTAGTAATAAAAGACTGGTGTTATGACCAATCAGAAGAAGAGAGCACAGGTTAAATCTAGATTTTATTATATCTTCTGGGGAGTTGCTACTATCTCAGTACTCGCAGGTCAACTCTATGTTGGCAGCGGATACCGAATGTTGCATTACTCTATGGAAGATCTAATAAATAAGGTTAACGCTGTAATGCTACAAGTCAAACCCAATTCATACGAGGGTTACATGTGAGACAAAATTACCAACCACTAAACTTCTTTCCCGTCCAGTGTTATAGTTTTAGTTGTGATAAATCTCTTCTGGACACTACTCTAGGTATTGTAAAAGGTCTAGAGTATCGATCGTTTAACGAACCTACAGGTGTCCTTACTTCTTCTGACGTTCAGCAGAAGGAAAGTTTCGCTCCACTCATGTCATGGTTTCAAGAGTGTATTGACACAATGCACGTTGATACGGGTCTTAACTGTGATAGGTTGGTAGTTAATAAGTCATGGGTAAACAAGTCTGCAGCAGGGTCTGGTCACCACCACGACGCTCACAGGCATCCTATGTCATACTACAGTGGTATCCTTTACCTCACACCTGGTGCTCCTACGATATTCATTGACCCTCTCTTCCAGAGGGAGTGGGGATCCTTTTACTTGGATGGTAGAGTCAACACTGAGTTGGCATATCATGGTGGTGCTGGTGGTCTGCTACTATTTCCTAGTTACATAATCCATGCAACTGCTCCTAATAGAGAAGATGTTGATAGATACACTATGGCGTTTAATACTTTCCCCTCAGGTGACATCAATCTAGGTGGGCATGGTTTACCCATGGCCAGAGTTAAGACTGAAGGATGGAAGGATCTTGGTCCATTGAATTTAGATGAATATGCAAGGGACTGAATTACATTTGTTTCCTGTTGTATGCAGGACATATCAACAACCTGATAAGACTCTCAATCAACGTGTGATTGACTCGCTGGATGGGTATCCTTCTCAGCAGTCTAACTTTCCTGAAGGTGTCATCACTTCACGTCCTGATCTCCATAAGGTAGAAGAGGGTCCTATCACAGAGTTGAGGCAATTTTTCTGGGACTGTCTAGCAGAGTATAGGTATGCCTACAAACTCTACTGTGATGCCCTAGAGATCTCCTCTATGTGGTTTAACTATGCACCTGCTGGGAGTGGGTTTGGACACCCTTTACACAGGCATCCAATGTCTTATATAAGTGCTGTCTACTACCTCACTCCTGGTGCTCCTACCTTCTTTGACGATCCTGTTACACCTCGCACATATGATACACTAGATGTCTTCCAAGGTGATAAGATGGAGAGTGAATGGGGCATCAATGAAAAGGTTGATGCCGAGGAGAATAAACTGCTCATCTTTCCCTCCTGGTTGCGACACTACTCAGGTCGTCAACTAGATGATTATGACCGTTGGACTATCGCACTCAACGTATTCCCATGTGGTAAGGTGAATGTTGGTCCATTTGAAATGCCACAACTACACGTCTCTATACAATGAAGTATTATAAAACACCCCTCAGATATCCTGGTGGTAAATCAAGGGTAGCAAAGATGTTGCTTGAGAAATTCCCAAGTGAGATCAAAGAATTCCGTGAGCCCTTCGTGGGTGGTGGGAGTGTGGCACTGCTATTCTCCCAGAAGTATCCTGACATTCCTGTATGGATTAATGATAAGTATGAATACCTCTACAGTTTTTGGAAGATGCTCCAAGAGCGTGGCGATGAGTTATCGGATACTCTCTATAATATCAAAGTCGAAAACAGTACAGAAGAAAAAGCGAAGGAGTTATTCATATCTGCTAAAACAGAGATATCCAACGCAGATCAATTTCGCCAAGCTGTGCTCTTTTGGATTCTTAATAAGTGTAGTTATAGCGGGTTGACTGAAAACTCTTCCTTCTCTAAGACTGCATCTAATCAAAACTTCACCACCCGTGGTGCTCATCACCTGAAGAATATCTCTGAGATTATTCAGCACTGGCACATTAGCAACCACGACTATGAGTTTGTAATGAATCGGGAGATGGTGAATAGTAAAGATGTATTCATTTTCCTAGATCCTCCCTACAAGATCAACACATATCTCTACGGCACTAACGCAGAGATGCATAAGAATTTTAATCACATTAAGTTTGTAGAAGACTGTAAGGTATGTCCTCACAACTGGTTGGTTACATACAACGTTGATGATGAGTTGAAAGAAGCATACAAGGACTTCAATCAAGAAGAGTTTCGTATCACCTATGGTATGAAGCACAGAGTAGATAATAAACTCAAGACCGAATTGTTAGTTACTAACTTCACCGAATCCACTCCTCTGGCATCTCTTTATGAAACAGTATGACATTCCTCTCAAAGATTATCTCAACAGTATCAATCTAAAGCAAGGGGATCTCTCAGAGGATCCTGTTGCCATGAAAAAGTATCCAGCATTTGTTATCAACAAGTGTATGATGCATCACGTTGATACGTTGATGCACGCTAATGAGATGAATGCATGTCAAAATTTAGACAGCGACTTACAATATTCCTATTACCTATATAGTGTTAGGAAATCCAAGAGATTCTCCCCATGGGACAAGAAGATAAAGGACGGTGATCTTGACCTAGTTAAACGATACTATGGTTATAACACTGAGAAAGCACAAGCGGCGTTAAAGATTCTAACCCAGGACCAATTACAAATTATTGCATCTAAATTGAATACTGGAGGTAAGAAATGAGCGATGAGATCCAATGGTCTCAAGACATGATGTTGGAAGTGACGCTTAAAGAACCCGACGATTTTCTCAAGGTAAGAGAAACCCTCACCCGTATTGGTGTTGCGTCTAGGAAAGAGCGCAAATTGTATCAGTCTTGTCACATTCTCCACAAACGTGGTAAGTATTACGTCGTACACTTTAAAGAGTTGTTTGCGTTGGATGGTAAACCAACAAACATCACTACGAATGATATCGAGCGTAGAAATCGCATTGCAAAACTGTTGTCGGACTGGGGTCTGATTGACATTGCTCGCGAGGAAGAGGGATTAAACCTTGCTCCCCTTAACCAAATTAAAGTTTTGTCCTTTAAGGATAAAGGTGAATGGACTTTAGAGTCTAAATATAATATTGGAAAGAAAAAACAACCCACAGAGGTATAACTCAACATGGCAGATACATTTGACTCTGCTGATGGTGAGAAGGATAATAATGAAGATAAGAGTGAAGTACTTGGTAATTTGGTGAAAGTTACGGTCCTTATTTGGTCCGCATCCCTACTCACATTTAGCTACGTCCGACTTCCTAACGGACAAAAAATCTTAGATTTCGATCCTACCTTTATAGCTTCGGTCTTCAGCGGCTCGCTCGCTGCCTTTGGCCTTAGTCCAGCGAAGAGTGGTGGTAGTGCTCCAAAGAAAGCCCCGTCAATCGGTAAACACGAGGAAAACAACAATGCAAAAGTTAATTAATGCTATGGCAGTCCTTTCGTTTCTTGGGACTGCATCCATCGTTGGTGGTGGCACCTATTTGTATGTACAGAAAGATGCAATTGCCGCACAACTAATGGGCAAGGTTGCTGCAGCAGCAACAGAAGCAATCGCTTCTGGTCTACCTAGTCTTGTAGAAGGATCCATGCCAGAGTTGCCTAAGGCAACTGGAGGTGCATCTATACCAGCTGGTAGACTACCAGGTCTGCCATGAATAATAAACTAAAGATAGCAGCAGGTGCGGTTGGCGGTCTATTCGCTGTCGCACATATAGGTTTACTTGGTTATGTAATCCATAGGCCGGAGCAACCTAAGGTAACTCAGGTCCCTACCATTAATATTCCACGAGGCACTCCATACTCTTCATATAAAAT